ATGGCAGGACTAAATTCGTTCAGAGATGTCATCGAAGACATGTTTTATAACGATATCTTTAACGCTTTATCAGCATTTGTTGAAGACAACCCCAGCCGACTGGAAAACAATTCATACCGTGTCCAAAATCCAGATGAAGCCGCGTTATCTGATTTTAAAGTCCAATTTGTAAATATTACCGAATCCGAGGGAAACGAGGTTCTCTTTGACGTGGTGGTATCCGCGGAGGTCGAGATAGCGGAAACGGTCAGGAGAAACCGCGAGACCGACGGTATAGAGCAGTGGTTTCGGGTTTCCTGCACCGCCGAATTGGAAGACGGAATTCAGGATTTTCGGATATCCGACATACAGATATATAGCAAAAACAGGAGGAGCACACAGAACAACCTGTCCGAGTATTTAGTCCCCATTATCTATAAGGAGCACCTGGATAATGTCGCGGAGAAATTTCTTGCCAAATATTACCCGGAAGCGTTAACAGGGCCAATGCCCGTCCCCTCTCGTGAAGTCGCCAAGCGAATGGGGCTTGACGTTCAGGAAGTACATATTACAAAAACTTGTTCTGTTTTCGGGCAAATATACTTCTCTGATTGTGAAGCGCGGCATTATGACAGTGACACCAGGGAATATAAACCGTTGGCGGTCAAAAGAGGAACAATCCTGATTGACCCAAACGTGTTTTTTATGCGCAATGTGGGGTCCGTCAATAATACAATCATTCATGAGTGTGTTCACTGGGACCTGCACAAAAAGTTTTTTGAGCTGGAAAAGCTGTATAACAAAGAAGCGCGGTCCATAAGCTGCCAGGTTCAAGAAGGGATAAGACCGGAAAGGAACCGGACACCGCTGGACTGGATGGAATGGCAGGCCAACGCGTTAGCGCCAAGAATACTGATGCCTATAAGGCAGGCACGGCAAAAGATAGAAGAACTCATAGAGAAAAATAAGCGTGTATTGCAGACCGAAAACATGGCGGATATCATGGAATCCGTGGTTTTCGAATTATCCGATTTCTTCGAGGTGTCAAAGCAGGCCGCCAAAATCCGCATGATTGATCTGGGTTACACAGAGGCTATCGGCGTTTTCACTTACGTTGACGACCATTATATCTCCAATTATACTTTTGAGCGGTCCGCGCTGAAAAACAACCAGACTTTTACCATTGGGACACAGGATGCCCTTGTTGAATATGCTCTGAACCCGGATTTTCGCCAATTGATTGACTCAGGCAAATATGTCTATGTTGACGCCCACTTTTGCGTTAATGACACCAAGTATATCCGCCAAAACGAAAGCGGTTACGCGGAACTGACTGATTACGCGAGGCAGCACATTGATGAGTGCTGCCTTATTTTCGATATTAAGGCTCGCCGGAATGATAGATACGGCGCCAAGTACTATACGGAATGCGTGCTTTTTAGAAACATTGTATCCGATACGATAATTGAGGCGAAATACAGCAGCTCCCCTCAAAACCAGCGGACCGAGGCCAGGGCTGTTGAATTAAAGAAAATCAGCAACGAGGCCAAGCGAACGGCAAATATTATGCGCGGCCTCCCCGCCACCTTTTCTGATACTCTAGTGGCCCATATGGACCGATTGGAAATTACTGTGGAGAACCTGGAAGAGAAGTCGCTGGTAAATGCCAGGACGATACAGCGCATGAGAAACGATGAAAGATACCAGCCAAAGCTAGGAACGATAGTGGCGGTCTGCATAGGCCTGCAGCTAAACCCTGTGTTTAGCGCTGATATGATAAGGAAGTCCGGCAATACGTTCAGGGCCACCGAAGAACACATAATATATCAAATGCTGCTGAATTCGTACTACCAAAACTCCATTTATGAATGCAACGAGATCTTGCAGGCTAATAACTGCAAGCCGCTAACCAAAGAAGAATAAAAATTAAATTCCCGCCGGACATTTTTTGTCCGGTTTTCTATTGCCTAAAATAAAGGCTCCCTGTGGATGGCGATATCGTTTCGCAGCCCACAGGGGGCCTTTTTTGCTGTAAAAACGGACATTTCATGTCCGGGGCAAATGGGGATTTGAGCGGTAGCATAAAGCCATGGGTTGGCCAACCCCTGATCAAAGAACACCTAATCAATCGGCAAGGAGACAAAGGGAATGACAATCAACATGCCCATCAAGGTTACTCCATATCAACATCAAAAAAACGCTTTCCAATTTACCTGCGGCAATTTTGGATTGACAGCGCCATACAGAATCATCTCCCGCGGAACGGCTCTTTTAATTGAAATGGGGCTAGGAAAAACCCTAATCGCCATAGCTGTTGCCGGTGCCCTTGAACAGGCTGGAAAGATCAGACGTGTCCTAATCGTTGCCCCGCTCTCCATTCTTGGTGTGTGGCAGGAGGAGTTTGGCAAGTTCGCGGATTTTGATTTCGCACTGGCGGTTCTGACCGGCAGCACCGCCAAGAAGGCTGATACCCTGCGGCATATGCAGGGCTCCCCATTGCAGGTGGCGGTGGTGAATTACGAGTCAGCCTGGCGGCTGGAGAAGGATCTGCTGGTTTGGGACGCCGACCTGGTCATTGCGGACGAGGGACATAAAATAAAGACCCACAACATAGCGGCATCCAAAACCATGCACAAGCTCGGCGCAAAAGCGCGATACAAGCTGCTTCTTACCGGGACGGTTATCACCAACAAAGCCATCGATGTGTTCAGCCAGTACAAGTTCCTTAATCCGGAGATCTTCGGTCAGAGTTTCTATGTGTTCCGCAACCGCTACTTTGACATGGTGGGCTACGGCAATCATACCCCGGTGCTGAAAAAGTCCATGGAGCAAGATTTGATGCGTAAGCTTCACAGCATCGCCTTCCGGGCAACCAAAGCCGAATGCCTGGATTTGCCGGAGACTACCGATATCGTGCGGTATGTGGATCTGGAGCCGAGCGCCATGCGGGTTTACCGGGACCTGGTGCGGGACAGTTACGCCGAGCTGGGCAAGGGAGGGGTCACTGTAACCAATATTCTCACCCGGCTGCTTAGATTGTCACAGCTTACCGGAGGGTTCATCAGGGATGATGACGGCAGCGCCCCGCAGAGAATCAGTACCGCTAAACAGGCGGCGCTGGAGGATATTATCGAGGATGTTTTGCAGGGAGGCAAAAAGCTGGTAATTATCGCCCGCTTCATACCGGAGATCGACGCCATCTGCCGCATGCTGGACAAAAAAGACATCAAGTATTCCCTGGTCATTGGCAGCGTCAAAAACCGCGAGGAGCAGGTGGCGGCGTTTCAAAACGACCCGGAGGTGCAGGTATTTGTCGGCCAGATAGCGACCGCCGGTTTGGGTATCACTCTTACCGCCGCCAGCACCATGGTTTTTTATTCACTGGATTACTCCATGAGCAATTTTGAGCAGGCCAAAGCCCGGATCCATCGCGCCGGGCAGCGCGAGAACTGCACCTACATTTACCTAACCGCCAAAGGCACCGTTGATGAAAAGGTATTAAAAGCATTGCGGAGCAAGGCCGACCTGGCCAGGACACTGGTGGATGACTACCGCGGCGGCAGCAACCCGTTTGCGACGCGAGGAGGTGAAAAGTGATGAGCAGCGAGCGAATGTTTGAACTGGCGGACAGGCTTAAAGAGCTTAGGGAAGCCAAGCAGCGGGCCGAGCAGGAAGTCAAAAATTTAAACGCCCAGATCGACGAGGTTGATTATGAGCTGTCGGAACTGATGGCCGAAACCGAGACCCAAAACTTTACCCGCGGCGGGACTATGTTCTGCCTGACCACCACCACAAGAGCGTCGGCGGCCGCCGGCAAGAAGGACGAGCTTTACAGCCTGCTCAAGAGAAACGGCTACGGCGATCTGGTGTATGAGACAGTTAACGCCAACAGCCTGTCCGCCTTTGTCAAAGAGCAGATGGCGGAGAACAATGATTTATTACCCGATTGGCTTTCCGGACTGGTGAATGTCTACGAAAAGACCTCCGTCGGGGTCAGAAAAGCCGCGAGATAGGCTTATCTGATGCGAAGAACTACGAGCAATAAGCCAAGGACAAGGAAACTATGAGGAAGGAAACAAGGCACTAAGCTGCTTTGATATAGATTAACCTAAAAAATTAAATTACGGAGGGTTAAAGATATGGCTAAAAACGATAAGGCTTTAGAGGTTCAAAAATCAGGATACCTGCAGCTGGCGGATTTCAACATGAATGAAGCCATGGCGGAGGAGCTCGACGGTTTGGACGGTGGTTTTGAGCGGATTAAAATCCCTTCCGCCGGGAGCACAGTTTTTGAGGTGCCGGGCGAAAACCCCAACGAACCCGACGCGGTCAAAGAATTCTCAGCGGTGATTCTCTATCACCATCCTTTATTTGCCTACTACAAGGACAAATACACCGGCGGCAGCAATCCCCCAGACTGCGGGAGCTTTGACGGTGTTACCGGGGAGGGCAATCCCGGCGGAAGCTGCTCTAAGTGCCCATATAACCAGTTTGGCAGCGGCGAGAACGGCAGCAAGGCCTGCAAGAACCGCCGCCGGATCTATGTGCTGCGCGAGGGGGAGATTTTTCCGCTCTTGCTTTCACTCCCGACCGGATCGCTTAAAGAGTTTTCCCGCTACATCAAACGTCTGCTCTCAAAGGGTAAAAAGTCAAACAGCGTGGTGACCAGGTTCTCCCTGAAAAAAGCGGTGAACAGCGGCGGCATCGCCTATTCCCAGGCCCAGTTCGCGGTGGACCGCAACCTCACCGCTGAGGAATACGCGCTCATTAGCAGGCTCTCCGAGCAGGTCAAAGCCTACAGCAAGCATATCGGCTATGAGGTGGACAGCGGCGCGGAGGCGGCGGATGAACTTAACGTTGACCCCGAGACCGGCGAGGTTATACAACCTTTGAAATAAGGATCAGGCTTTTGGCGGTGGAGCGGGCTAACACCCGCTTCCCGCTAAAGCCGGAAAGGACAAGCCTATGGATTACAGACGCGTGACCACGCTTAAAGAAATACAGGATTACCTTGGCGCTTCGAATCTGATTGCCTTCGACTTTGAGACCGCGCCGCAGGATGAGTACCGCCACGATGATAAGGCGGCCCTGGATGCTCATAAGGCGGTTATTGTCGGGGTAAGCCTGTCAGTTTCCGAGGGGACAGGCGTATATGTGCCGCTGCGCCACCGGACCGGCGGGAATGCCGATTCACCGGAAAAGATCATGGACTGGCTGGTTAAAGCCGTTTTTACCAACAGCGCTATCATCAAGGCCGCCCACAATCTGAGCTTTGAGGCCATGTTTCTCTACGCCTTGGGCATTGTCGTCCAGCCGCCCTGCTACGATACCATCGCGGCGGCGCAGATGACTCTTAAAAATAACACCGAATTCCGTTCCCTGGGAGACAGCGGGCTAAAAGCACTGGTACCGGAGCTGTTTGATGTGGATCTGCCCAGCTTTGAAGCGGTAACCGCCGGTCGGTATTTCGATGAACTGGACCCGCGGGATACCGAGATCATCCGCTACGCCTGCGCCGATTCGGATTATACCCTGCGCCTGTATCACCTGTTCAACAACTGGTTTGACCGCTACCTGCCTAAACACCGCTACGTGGTGGAGGAAATAGAATCGCCCACCGCTGTCTACGTCGGCCTGATGAAATACAACGGCCTTTTGGTGGATAGGGAACTTATGCTTAAGAAGCAGGCCGAGGCCGAAGCGAAACTGGCAGAGCTGAAAAATGAAATCGCTTTTATGATCGGCGACGTTGAAATCGGGGCCAACGCCAGCACAGCGGCGTTTAAGAAATACCTCTATGAAGACCTGAAGCTGCCGGTACTTAAAACCACCGCCAAATACCAGGAAGCGGCAGATGATGAGACCATGATCCTGCTCTCTGACTGGAGCCGGGAAAACCGGCCGGAGCTGGCGCGACTGTTTGAACTGGTTCAGGAATACCGCAAGTGGGGCAAACTCAAGAGCACCTATATTGACGGGTACCTGGAGCATATCAATGCGGCCACCGGTCGGATTCATCCCGAGATGTTCCCGCTGGGCACCGAGACCGGGCGCTTTGCCAGCCGCAGGCCTAATCTTCAAAATATGCCAAGGTCAGATACAGACAGCATTGGGGTTCGCAATTTTATTATCGCTCCTCCCGGCAAAGCGCTCTTGTCTCTTGATTTTTCGCAGATTGAGCTGCGGGTGGGGGCCTTCTACTGCCGGGATGAAAAGATGCTTGAGACTTACAAAACCGGCGGGGATATTCATGCCCAGACGACCAGCGTTATTTACCACATACCTTTTGAGCAAGCGGCCAGCAAAAACGCCGAGCATTACAAGGAACGGCGTTCTATCGCCAAAAACTGCAACTTTGGCGTTTTCTACGGCCTATTTTCCAGAGGGCTGCAGCGCAATTTGAAATTCAAGGCGGGATTAAATACATCGCTCGCGGAATGTGAGGAAATCATCCGCAATCTCAAAGCCGGTTATCCCCGGCTTACCCAGTGGCAGGACGAGGTCAGGACAAGGGCAGGCTTTCGCAAATATACCGAAACGTATCTCGGCAGGCGGCGCTATCTGCCCAATATCGCCTCAACCGACTGGGGCAAGAGGTCTTTTGCCGAACGCTGCGCGCTCAATACCCCGATTCAGGGAACGGCGGCGGATATTTTAAAGCTGGCCCTGGTACGTATCATAGTGGGCTTATCAGAACGAATGTGGCTCAAACCCTTGCTGCAGGTGCATGATGAATTGGTGTTCGAACTGCCGGAGGACAAGGTGTCTGAGGCGGTGGGATTCATCAAGGCCTGCATGGAAGCCCAGCCCTTTGCCGCTTTTGATGTGCCGATTGTGGCCGAAGCCTCAATTGGAGCGCGTTTTGGCGAGATGAAAGAAATAGATTAATGAAAGGAAGGATTTGCATGACCAACAACCTGCAGGTTTTTAAGAATACAGAGTTTGGCGAGCTTGGCGTGCTCGTTATTGATGGCAAGGAATATTTCCCAGCCAGTGAATGCGCCCGCATTTTAGGATACAGTAACCCGCGCGATGCCATATTACGGCATTGTAAACCAGAGGGGGTCGTGAAACACGACGGGGTCTCCCTTACTACCAACCAATATGGGATCTCGACAGAACAGATGGTTGAAAAGACCTATATTACTGAAGGGAACCTTTACCGGCTGATTATCAGGAGCAAGCTTCCCGCCGCCGAGCGGTTTGAACGCTGGATCTTTGACGAGGTGCTGCCGACCATCAGAAAACATGGCCTGTACGCGACCGAAAAGGTGCTCGATGAAATACTCGCCGATCCTGATTACGGCATCAGGCTGTTTTCCGAGCTTAAAGCTGAGCGCGAAAGAAGAAAAGCGCTGGAGATGGAAAACGCCCAGCATAAACAGATCATCGGCGAGCTGCGCCCCAAGGCGTCCTACTACGATCTGATATTGCAGAACAAAAGCCTGGTGCCCATCAGCAAGATTGCCAAGGACTATGGCATGTCCGGCAAGGCTTTTAACAAGCTGCTGCATGAGCTGGGGGTGCAGTACAAAATGGGGGATACCTGGCTTTTGTACCAGCAGTACGCTGACCAGGGCTACACCCAGTCCAGGACCCACGCCATTGACGCCGAAAAGAGCAGGATGCACACCTATTGGACGCAGAAAGGCAGGCTGTTCCTCTATGACCTCCTGAAAAACCGCAGAGGGCTGCTGCCGATGATAGAAAGAAACGGCAAAACGGCTTAAACTGGGTATCTTCGATACCTTGAAAGGAGCGGGTTTTAATTGGATAAAGACAAGCCCTTTATATATATCTGCTCCCCGTTACGGGGAGACATTGAGCGAAATATCCAGCGCGCCGTTGGCTACAGCCGGTTCGTGTTCGGCATGGGGGGCGTTCCCCTGGCCCCCCATGCTATCTTTACCGCGTTTCTGGACGACAATATTCCCGCGGAGCGTGAAGCCGGGCTTGAGCTGGGCCTGCAGCTGATGAGGCGGTGCGACGAGCTGTGGGTTTTCGGCTCCAGGGTAAGCGCCGGCATGGCCATGGAGATAGAAAACGCTAGGAGACGCCGCATGCCGATTAAGTATTTTAACGACCGGTGCGAGGAGGAGCCTTTATGCTTAAAGTCTTGAATATCCCCCTGGAGGAATTCCTGCGGCCCTTCTTTGACCCGGGAGAAACAGTCTGCATCAGAATATTTGACGATAAAAAGACCGGCGCCTTCAAAGGGGCCAAGCTGGAAACCACAGTCGGCCAGATCGACAAGATGATGAAAACTTTAAATAAGCACAACGCCAAGAACCGCGGCATCTATTTTGTGGTCAACTACGGCGGCCATGAGGACAGCGATATAAGCAGGATCAACGCGCAGTTCGTGGAGTGTGATGACCTGTCTTTCGGTGAGCAGATGGAAAGAATTAAAGCCTTTCCTCTCGAGCCGTCGCTTATCGTAAAGACCCGGAAGTCACTGCACACCTACTGGCTGGTAAAGGACGCTGACGTCAGCTCTTTTCGCCGGGTGCAAAAGCGTTTAATCACCCAGTTTCAGGGGGACAAGTCCTGCGTTAACGAGAGCCGGGTACTGCGCCTGCCGGGGTTTAACCACTGCAAGGGTGAGCCGGTCATGGTGGAATGCGTCAAATTCAACCCGGAACTCAGGTACACCCAGGCCGAGCTGGAAGCGGTACTGCCGGAAATCGAGGATGAACCGACAGGAACAGAGGCGCCAATACCAAAGGGCTCCCGCAAAGGTCTTACGCTGGTTACGCGGCGCTGTAACTTTATCAGGCACTGCCGGGATAACGCCGCCGCCCTGCCGGAGCACGACTGGTACGCCATGATCACCAACTTGGCGGTTTTCGAGGGCGGCGACACCCTGATTCATGAGATGTCAAAGGACTACCCTAAGTACCAGCGCCGGGAAACCGAAAACAAAATCCGCCATTTCTTAGAAAGCGGCACCAAGCCCATTACCTGCAAAACCATCGCTGAGAAAGGTTTTCAGTGCCCCAGGATTGACGACGGGAGCTGCGTGGTTAAAGCCCCGGCGGCGTTGTGCTACCAGCCGCTTATGGTCGAGGAACTGCGCGCCTTTTTAGCTCAAGCCCCGGTCAAAAAAGCGGCGGTGGATGATATCCAGACCGCCCAGGACTTTGTGAGGGAGTACCTGTATAACGTCGACGCGGTGGTCGCGGAGACCTTCATCAACTATGAGCTAAAAGAGCACTTTGGCTTTAAAGCCTACGATGTTAAGCCCCTGGTTGCGCTGCATAAGGATATCTTGAAAAAATACTTGGAGAGCAAGGAAACCAAGCGCGAGACCTCAGACTTTGAGCTGCCGGAGTGGTATGAGGTCACCGAGCATGGCGGCATCAGGTTTATTTCCGGGCTTTTAGCCAATTATATGGCGGCCAATGTTAACGCTTTCTACGGGGCCGGCAGCTATTATTACTACGAGCACGGGGTATATAACGCCAGCGAGGATTTGTGGGCGGCGGCCAAGGTCAGGGAGTTTATGATCCCGCGCTACGCCAGCATGACAGCGATCAATGATACGGTTGGCCAGTGGCGGATGCTGATTCGAAAGCCGGTCAGGGAAATCAACTGCAACCCTTTTATTATCAATGTCAAAAACGGCCTGTATAACGTTTTGGATGACAGTTTCAAACCCCACACGCCCAGGTATTACTCAACGGTGCAGATCAACGCCTCCTACCAGGAGGACGCCAAGTGCCCGAAGTTTCTAGCGTTTTTAAAGAGCGTCCTGCCGGATGAGGAAATCCATCTTCTGCAGGAGATATTCGGCTACCTGCTCATCCCGGTAAACAAGGCCCAGAAGTCTTTTGTCTTTGTGGGCGCTCCCAACGCGGGCAAGTCAACCCTGCTCTCGGTGGCCCAGGAGATCCTTTTGGGGAGCGAAAACGTATCGAACATACCCTGGCAGAGCCTGGGGGACCGCTTCAACAAGGCCGAGCTTTTCGGCAAGCTGGCCAACATCTTTGCCGACCTGCCATCAAAGAACATTGATGATAACGGTATGTTTAAAGCGCTTACCGGCGAGGACTATATCACCGGGGAGAGAAAAAACAAGGACCCGTTTTCCTTCAGGCCTTATGCCAGGCTTTTGTTTTCCTGCAACGAGATACCCAGAAACTATGGGGACAGGAGTGACGGGTTTTACCGCCGGCTGATTATTATCCGTTTTGACAACCCGGTGCCCAAGCACAAGCGCGACCCCAATCTGAGGGAGAAGCTGGCGGTGGAGCGCGACGGGATACTCATGTGGTCAATCGCCGGTCTAAAGCGCCTTATCGCCAACAGCTATGAGTTCAGTGAAACCGACCGCACCAGGGCGGAGCTTAAGCGCTACCGGGTGGAGAGCAACAGTGTCCTATCCTTTGTGGAGGAATGCTGCGAGCTTGATGAGGACAAAGAATCTGTGCGCGACGATCTGTTTTCCAGGTACAAGGAGTATTGCGGCAACGCGGGAATGAAGCCGGTCTCCCAGGCCAATTTCAACAAAGAAATCGAGGCTAGTTATCCAGGCGTTAAGCGGTCAAGAGATAGACTCTCCAAACGCAGAACCTGGAAGGGTATCGTTTTTTGTGAAGGAGGAAAGGAGCAGGAATGAGTGGTTGCGACCGGCTTGACCGGGTTGGGACCAGGTTTATGACCGGGGAAAAAGCGGGCCAGTTGGGTCTTGGACCGGGATGACCGGGTTTTTTCTATTCTTCGCGTTATAACCATGGTGAGATATATGTAGTAGAAAAAATAAAAATATATATAAGGACTCTATTTTACCCGGTCATCCCGGTTCCGCTGGTCATACGCCTGTGGATATTATGGCCGAAAAACAAATAGTAGCCGCGATAATGCGGCATCTAAAGACTGTTCCGGACTGCTTCTGCTTTAAAGAGCATGGCGGCATGTACGGCACAGCCGGTCTCCCTGACATCATCTGCTGCATCAGCGGGCGGTTTGTCGCCTTTGAGGTTAAACAACCGTCGGGGAATCTGACTAAGCTTCAGGAAGCAACGATACAAAGAATCAAAGACGCAAAGGGCAAAGCCTACAAGGTTTCAAGCGTCGAGGAGGTTAAATCCATTCTCGCCAACTTGGAGGTGTAGCCTTTATGGAGAATAAATGTTTTGCTTTAGGCGGCCATAACCGCTGCCGGATACTCACTGTTTATGAATGTCCCGGATCTGACTGTTCCTTCTTTAAAACCCCAAAGGAAGCGGCGGAATCCCTAAGAAAAGCCAACGCCAGGCTGGCCAGCCTGGACAAAGATTACCAGAAGCATATCGCTGATACTTATTACCGCGGCAAGATGCCCTGGCTTCAAGGCGGTGACGGCAATGACTGTTAAGGAGTACCTGACCCAGGCTTACCGCATCGACCAGCGCATTAACAGCAAGCTGGAGCAGGTCGCCTCCCTCAGGGAACTGGCGTCCAAGGCAACGGCAACCCTGTCCGATATGCCCCACAAACCCAATAGAAACACCGGCTCCATGGAAACCATCATCTGCAAGATGATTGACCTGGAGAACGAGATCAATCATGACATCGATACCCTGGTGGATTTGAAACGTGACATCGTGACGATGATTAAAAGGATTGAGAATCCGGAATACCAGACACTTTTGGAACTTCGCTATCTCTGCTTCAAGACGTGGGAGCAGATTGCGGTTGATATGGGTTACAGCCTGCAATATGCCTTCAGGATGCATGAGAAAGCACTAAAATGCATCGAGTCTTGCAAAGAGGAGAGTAAAGTTGATAAAAAGAGAGTTGCGATGGTGGTAAAATAGTATCGTAAAAGAGTATAAACAAGCCTTCGCGGGATGAACTGGCGAGGGCTTTTTTCATGCCTGAACGGAGATGAGCATATTGCCATATAAACCGAAACGGCCCTGCAGCTATCCCGGCTGCCCGAAGCTGACGGAGGGACGCTTCTGCGAGGAACATCAAAAAACAATAGATGACCATTACAACAAATACGAGCGCGATCCGGCCACTCGCAAACACTACGGCAGGAGATGGAAGCGAATCCGCGACAGGTTTCTAGGTGAGCACCCGCTCTGTGAGAGGTGCCAAAAGGAAGGCAGGCTCACGCCGGCGGAGGAGGTGCACCATATTATACCGCTGTCAAGGGGTGGAACCCATGCAGCGGATAATCTCATGGCGTTATGCACTAGCTGCCACTCAACCATAACAGCTAAGGAAGGCGGTCGCTGGGGGTAAAGAGATATATCACAAAGCGATGGTTAAGAATTGGCATCATTACTTCATGTGCCGCTTCAGTTCTTCATAGAAGTTTTCGCGGGTACCCGCAAGTACCACGACTACGGTTTCATCATCTTCTTCAATAATGGTATAGGCCAACTCGTAGTTGGTTTTATTGTGGAAGACATCACAGCAATATACGCCGCTAAGATCACCGGTTTTAGGTTCACCAAAATAGGGATCTAGCAGAAGCTGGTCAATGACGGCTTGAAATTTGTCTTTCAGCGGTTTCTCTTTTAGCTTTTTGAAATAGCGGGCGGCGGGAGGCAGAATGACTAATTTGGTCATCAGTCTGCCTCCGGGCCAAAAACATCTTCATAAGTTTTGCTCGATGCTTGGCCCTGAGCAGCAAGACGGGCTTCATCAAGCAAGCGTTCCACAGCGGGACGGATTTGGCGGCGGGTTTCCTTAAACTTATCAAGCAGTTCTTGTCCTGACAGCCCTTGAGCTATTAAATCGGCCAGGATCTGTTCGTCAAATTCTCCGCTGCTTTCCCGAACGGGACGGATGACGATGGCATTGTTTTGGACATAGCATTCTACTTCCTTGTCAATGCCGAGGCTGTTATAGAACTCAATCGGTATGGTTATCTGGCGTTTCTGAGATACCGAGATACGTTTTTTTATCATAGGATTTTCTCCTTTAATTTTTACTCGCGGCACTTGTACTCCTCCTTTGGTATTATATGTTAATCCAACAGAAAGCATACAAAGAATCTTTGATTAAATACTATCAAAGAAACAAAGAAAACTCAAGGCTAGGGGGGTCAAAATCTCTACAGCCCTGCCCCGGAGAACGGGCGGCCCCCTTCGCGCGTAAAAATCACGGTTCAAACGGGGGATTAAACCCTGCCACAGCAAGGAGGTGAAGGCTTGTGGCAAAAGACGGAACCAATAGGGGCGGCCGCAGGGTCCGCGCCGGTGACAAGCCGCTGCCCCTGGCTGACAAAATCTCGGCCGGAAAGGCCGCAAAAGTTTTAGCAGCCCCGGAACTGCATCCCGAGTCGATGCTTGAAGCGGACGACCTTGATGATGCAGCCGATTTATACGGAGAAGATATGCCAACGCCCAGCGATTACCTCAGCGCGAGACAGAGAGATGGTAAGCCGCTGGGCGCTGACGATCTGTTCAAAGAAACCTGGAAATGGCTTAAAGAGCGCGGGTGCGAAAAATTCGTTAACCCAAGATTGATTGAAGCCTATGCCCAGGCTTTCACTCGTTACATCCAGTGTGAGGAAGCTATCAGCACCTACGGGCTTTTGGGCAAACATCCGACCACGGGCGGCGCTATAGCCAGCCCCTTCGTACAGATGAGCCAATCCTTTCAGAAGCAGGCCAACCTCATCTGGTACGAGATTTTTGACATTGTAAAACAGAATTGCACTACAGCCTTCGTCGGCAACCCGCAGGATGATATTATGGAAGCCCTGCTGTCAGGCAGGAAAGGACGGTAGGAATAGATGAACACAACCGAGCGTTTTGAAAAAGTTAATATTGACCGGTTAGTACTTTATGTTCGTAATGCCCGCACCCATAGCAAGGAGCAAATACTTCAGCTTCGAGCATCACTAAGGGAGTTCGGCTTCGTCAACCCGGTCATCGTAGATAAAGACCTCAATGTTATCGCGGGACACGGGCGCATCCTCGCTGCCAAGGAGGAAGGTATTACTGAAGTACCTTGTGTGTTCGCAGAACACCTGACTGAAGCCCAGAAGCGGGCCTATATTATAGCCGACAACCGCCTTGCCCTGAACGCTGGCTGGGACGCGGAGATGCTCTCGGTAGAGCTTGCCGATTTGCAGGCGGCCGATTTTGACGTATCTCTTCTCGGCTTTGATGACGCGGAACTGAACAAACTACTGGGCGGTGCCGAGGACGTTAAAGAAGACGACTTTGATGTAGAAGGCGAACTGGCCAAGCCCGCTCTAACTAAGGCAGGTGACCTCTGGTTGCTGGGGCAGCACCACTTGGTCTGCGGTGACAGTACCAAAGCGGAGACCTTTTCCCTGCTTATGGACGGTAAACTTGCCAACCTGGTGGTGACAGACCCTCCCTATAACGTCAACTATGAGGGTACAGCAGGCAAAATTAAAAACGACAACATGGCGGACCAAAAGTTCTATCAGTTTCTGCTGGAAGCTTTCACCCTGACCGAAAAGGCGATGGCCAAGGACGCAAGTATCTATGTGTTCCACGCCGATACCGAAGGACTGAATTTCCGCAAAGCCTTTTTAGAAGCAGGATTCTATCTCTCGGGGACCTGCATCTGGAAAAAGCAGTCGCTGGTACTGGGGCGCTCGCCATACCAGTGGCAGCACGAGCCGATCCTGTTTGGCTGGAAGAAAGCGGGCAAACACGCCTGGTACTCCGACCGTAAGCAGTCTACCATCTGGGAGTTTGACAAACCCAGGAAGAATACTGACCACCCGACCATGAAACCCGTGCCGCTGGTAGCTTACCCGATACTCAACTCCAGCATGACAGGGTGTATTGTTCTTGATCCGTTCGGTGGTTCGGGCAGCACCCTGATCGCCTGTGATCAGACCGGCCGGATTTGCTACACTGTGGAGATGGACGAGAAGTTCTGCGATGTTATTGTGAATAGGTACATTGAGTTTAAGGGTTCCGACATTGATGTTTTTCTTATGCGCGATGGTCAGAAAATACCCTTTGAAAGCGCGAAAAAACTGATGTAAAGGCTTGCTATTCCACAGCTTAAGAGTGATGTATATGACTACCAAAACAGAAAGGTGGTCGATCCTATGGAATTTAAGTTTAACATTACCGGCGCTAGGCGCAAAGAACTGGTTAAGGCGATCAGTGAAATCCTGAATACTGCGCCGGAATACAAAGGTGCACCGACCTTTGCTTATGTCATAGGCGGATTTACCGTCAACAAAGAAGGCACCCTCAACGCCAGTGAAAACAGCAGTGAAGAAGATCTTGAGCAACTATTAAACGATCTTGATAAGCGCGGATTTCAATTTGAAGCGCCAAACGAACTGGTTATTGAGATGCCCAGGGAAGGTTTTACCGAAGCCGCCATTGCCAATCTGGAGCGGCTGGTTAAGAGCAAAGAAACCCTTATTAAAAAAGCCCTGGACACAGACAGGCTGCCAATTGAACTGACCGAGGACAGGCTGTGTTTCCCTTGGTTCTCCAGAAGCCTTGCAGCGGAAGAAGTCAACGCCTATGCCCGCTTCATCGGGGCGCTCTGCGCCATGGCCAAGAACCAGAAACGGGTAACCGCCACCGAAAAGGCTTATGATAACGAAAAATACGCTTTCCGCTGCTTCTTGCTGCGATTAGGATTTATCGGGCCGGAATACAAAGAGGAACGAAAAATCCTGCTCTCCAGGCTAACCGGTAGCGCCGCTTTCAAAAACGGCCAGCGTGTCCCAGAGGAGGTGCCGGAAGCATGAAGCAGGTTCATCCGGAAATGCTAAAGGCGCTGAGGTCATATTATCCCCCGGGTACGCGAGTCGAACTGGTCCGCATGGACGACCCGTACACCAGGTTAAAGCCCGGCGACCGGGGCAGCGTATCCTTTATCGACGATACCGGCACGGTGTTTGTTGACTGGGACTCGGGCAGCAGGCTGGGGGCAGTTTTCGGTGAAGATGAAATCAGAAAACTCGAAGAATAACCGGGGGTAACCGCCAAGATTAAAGCCAATATTTATGCGGGTTTCAGCCATTTATTTTGCTTAAATCCCTTGCTATATAGCCCTTTCAGAGTGATATATGTACACACCAAAGAAAAACACACCTGAAAGGAGCTTGGATAGCATGTTTAACGCCAAATTTGGGATCGAGATTGAATTCACCGGGATTACCAGAAGCCAAGCCGCTGAGGTTGCGGCGCAGTTTTTAAACGGAAGGATTGAAAACTGCCGGGACAGCTACGACACCAAAAAGGTACACACACCGGACGGGCGAGCCTGGAAGTTTATGAGCGACGGGAGCATTCACCGGGAAGTAAAGGTGAACGGCAGAAGGATCAGCGCCGAGCACGAATACAGCGTTGAACTGGTAAGCCCAGTGCTTACCTACCGTGAAGACATTACTACCCTGCAGGAACTGGTCAGGAAACTGCGCAAAGCGGGCGCCTTAACCAACCCCTCCTGCGGGATACATATCCACTTGGATGGCTCAAACCATACACCAAGAAGCATTAAAAACTTCATCAACATCATCGCCAGCAAGAACGACCTTTTTTACAAGGCCCTGCAGATAGAGCCGGAACGGATGAGATTTTGCAAGAAGATGGATAATGCTTTGGTGGAAAAGATAAACGCCAGAAAGCCGAAAACCATGCGGGAACTTGAGGAGCTCTGGTACGAAGGCTACTTGGAAAGCCGCAGCCGTCACTACCATGAGAGCCGCTACCACTTTTTGAACCTGCACAGCTTTTTTAACGGCAACCATACGGTCGAGCTAAGGGGCTTTAACAGCGAACTGCACGCGGGCAAAATCAGGAGCTACATAGTTTTAGCCCTGGCCATAAACCACCAGGCATTGACCCAAAAAAGCGCCAGCGCCAGGAAGCCCCAGGTTGAAAACGAAAAGTTCGCCATGCGGACTTACTTGAACCGCATCGGCTTCATTGGCGACGAGTTCAAAAACTGCCGCGAGCACCTTTGCAAACACCTGGAAGGCTCAGCGGCATGGAGGTTTCGGGCGGCTTAAGCCGCCGCCGAAGCCAGTTAAAAAGGAGGATACCCTTTATGGATAAGAATAACAAACTGTACATTGCCTACGGCTCCAACCTGAATCTTGCGCAGATGGCTGGCCGATGCCCAACCGCCAGGGTAATCGGCAAAAGTAAGATGAAAGACTGGCGGCTCCTGTTTAGGGGTTCGCGTACGGGCGCGGTAGCAACGGTGGAGCCTAAAAAAGGAAGCAGCGTCCCGGTTCTGGTTTGGGAGATAACACCCGCCGACGAGGCGGCGCTCGACCGCTATGAAGGCTGGCCGTTCCTCTACTGTAAGGAAACGGTCAAGGTGAAGATTAACGGCAAGACCGTCAAGGCCATGGTGTACATCATGAACGAAGGCAGGCCGCCGGGCCAGCCCAGCTGCTACTACTATTCAACAATACTGGAGGGTTACCAGGACGCGGGCTTTAATATGGATATCCTGCGCCGGGCAGCCGCCGAATCTGTAGAAATGGAGTAAGCCAAATGAACGAGAACATACGGATGCAGATTTTAGCCATCAGGGAAAGCGGCGTCACGAATATGTTTGACATTCCCCGTGTTACTCAGGAAGCATACTCCCGAGATTTTCACGAACTGGTTAATTACCTTAATGACCACAAGACCGAGTACGCGCGCTTTATCCTGACGGGCGAGGAAGATGAGAGCAAATAACTGAAGGCCAATAAATATGCGGTTAACAGAGCTTCTTATGAGGCTCTTTTCTTTTGTTCGCTTTAAGAAAGGAGGCGGCCAATCATACGCAAACTCAAGAAATATAAACCAACACAGTTTATGGCACCGGATTCAAAATACAGCAAAGATGCCGCCGACTATGCTGTGGCGTTCATCCAAGCCCTGTGCCACACCAAAGGCTCCTGGGCTGGCAAGCCCTTTGAACTTATCGACTGGCAGGAACAGATTATACGCGATATTTTTGGGATACTGAAACCCAATGGCTATAGGCAATTCAATACGGCTTATGTGGAGATTCCAAAGAAAATGGGTAAGTCAGAATTAGCGGCCGCCATTGCCTTGCTTCTCACCTGCGGGGACAACGAGGAACGTGCTGAGGTTTATGGCTGTGCCGCCGACCGCCAGCAGGCATCCATTGTGTTCGAGGTCGCCGCCGATATGGTGCGGATGTGTCCCGCACTGAACAAACGTGTTAAGATCCTGGCTTCCACCAAGCGGCTAATTTACCTGCCGACCAATAGCTTTTATCAGGTGCTGTCGGCTGAAGCCTATTCGAAGCATGGTTTCAACATCCACGGCGTGGTGTTTGACGAGCTGCATACCCAGCCTAATCGGAAATTGTTTGACGTCATGACCAAAGGCTCCGGAGATGCAAGGATGCAGCCGCTCTACTTCCTCATCACGACAGCGGGCGATAACGTCAACAGTATTTGCTATGAGGTGCATCAAAAAGCCAAAGACCTGCTGGCCGGTCGCAAGCATGATGCTACGTTTTATCCTGTAATCTATGGAGCGGAGGAAGATGACGACTGGACTGACCCTAAAGTGTGGGAAAAAGTTAATCCGTCGCTGGGTATAACCGTAAGTATCGACAAGATTAAAGCTGCCTGTGAAAGCGCGAAACAAAACCCCGCTGAGGAAAACAGCTTCCGGCAGCTTAGGCTTAACCAATGGGTCAAACAGTCAGTGCGCTGGATGCCCATGGAGAAATGGGATAAGTGTGCTTTCAAGGTTGACCCGGAAAAATTAAAAGGCCGGGTTTGCTATGGCGGGTTAGACTTATCCAGCACTACCGATATAACAGCTTTTGTGCTGGTTTTTCCCCCGGTTGATGAGGACGATAAATTTCATATTCTCCCCTACTTCTGGATACCGGAAGAAAACCTCGACCTCAGGGTTAGGCGCGATCATGTAAACTACGACCTGTGGCAAAAGCAAGGTTTTCTGAAAACAACCGAGGGCAACGTGGTGCATTACGGATTTATCGAAGCCTTTATTGAGGAGTTGGGTACCCAATACAACATCAAAGAAATCGCCTTTGACCGCTGGGGCGCGGTTCAAATGACACAGAACTTGGAAGGGCTTGGTTTTACGGTAGTGCCGTTTGGCCAGGGGTTTAAGGATATGTCCCCTCCTACCAAGGAACTAATGAAACTGACCCTGGAAGAAAAGATCGCCCATGGCGGTCATCCGGTTCTGCGCTGGATGATGGATAACATTTTTATCCGCACAGACCCGGCTGGCAATATCAAACCCGACAAGGAGAAAAGCACCGAGCGGATTGATGGTGCGGTGGCGCTTATCATGGCGCTGGATAGAGCACTACGTTGTGGAGCAGTAAATAATGGCTCTGTCTATGATGAACGTGGTTTGTTGATGCTTTAATTGTTCGCATTTCATGATACACTAAATTTGGTAACTTTTTATGTATCCGGTACTGTTAAGCTTTGTAATGTGAGGTGTGGCATGCCTACATATGTAAAACAATTATTCACTGATTCAGGGAAAGAAATTCTCGGCCAGGTAAAATGGGGTCAAAAAGTTAACTGTAATTATCCGGGAATTTATGTGGTTGCGATTACTGATTCGGCTGAAAAAATTGTCTGCTCTGTTGATGCGCCTATATCAGTGAAAATCGTTCAAGATTGGATAACTTATGTACCGAAGCTTAACCTTGATGGTAAGCGCCCTAGATATGAAGATTTAGTGAATAGGCTCAAAGAATTCTGGATTCCTGATGAGACAATATTATATATAGGGAAAGCCGGTACATCATTAAAAGACAGGGTTAACCAATATTATAATACTAGGCTAGGAGATCCCAAACCTCATGCAGGAGGCCATTGGATAAAAACACTAGAGAACTTGAGTGATCTTAATATATTCTGGACTACATCTGTGGGGGAAAAAGCAAAGGATGTTGAAGAGAGATTTATAAAGAATTTTATCCGTAACGTATCTAACGAGAGTAAACAAAAATTATTTGATCCTGAATATCCTTTTCCTTTTGCCAATCTAGAGTTTCCAAAAGGGACGAGAAAAAGACATGGCTTACAATGCCAGGTAAATAGATAAATAATCATATTCACATACCAGAAGCACCTGCAAATAGGTGCTTCTTTCATGCCTTATATATTAATGAAGGTTTGTTGACCACTTAAAAATAATATAAACCATGTGAATATTAATAAAAACCTATTGACCATAAAATACCTATTGGTTTATAATAATAACCACGAGGTTAATTATTATAAATAAAGGGGGCACATTTTATGGCAAGCAGGGTAATCCAGATTTCGTTTAGTGATACTGAATATACTCATTTACAGGCTAAAGCTAAAGCCGAAGGAATGACAATCGCACTTTATATAAAGAACAAAGTATTGGAGGATACTGAATTTAAAAAATGGTTTCGTGAACTCCTTGAGCGGGTTTCACGTATTAGGCCAGGGACTACATTTAATATTAAAGCGGTAATGTCAACCGACTGGGTTAACATTGATCGTGGGGTTCGTCTTGCGATGGGTCGTGCATTTTATAATTATGTAGTAGCCAGCAAAGTTGAAGGAGTTAGGCCAACTCATAAGGATAGCGCGAATGTTCAATGGTATGTGACAGGAGGCGGACAATAATGTTGTATTCAGTTGAGACAGGAAAATATGTTAAAAAACTGCCACACAAACGGGACTTTGATCGTTGGATGAAGAACATTTCTGCGCCAGATTATCAGAAAATCATTGATACTTTGGATGAGAAGATTGATGCAGCCGATATTAACACATCAAGCTGGATGCCGGGAAATGACTGGACAGGGACTGTATATGAACCGCTCTATCACGCTTGTGGAAACAACAAAGAAGCATCTGGCTTATTCTTTGGATTGGTTCTATTTAATCACTTAATGGAGAGGAAAGATGCAGTCTGGGGTTTTGGCAGATATGAGAAGGACGGAATCCCTATTAAAGGAATGACCTACTTTAGGCTAAAGAATATTCCGTAAGGGTGGGGAATGTATGGCCAATACAAATTTATTGAAATCATTAGTCGAAAAAGAAATGATAAGTACTTTTTGCCAAAAACATCAGATTGAACTGCTACATCTTTCAACTAAGCAGATACATAGTATATTTAATGATATGGAGCCTGATCTAATAGGTTACCAGCCTTGTCAAAAAGCTCTGTACATTGGCGAAATTACTACCTCGGGGTTTTTGGGTCAGCGTGGAAGAGATTTTCATGTGGGTGCAGTTAAGAAGGTATTTGAAGCCTTTTCAAAATTTTATCTTTTTCATGACGATGCGGAAAATATTATCAAGAGGACTAATAGACATTTCTTGGAGGTGAATATCGAATCAATAAAATGTTTCTTCATAGTTCCGGAGGGAAGTAAATTTATTAATGCCCTTGGTTATAGAAAACGGCTATTCGATAAGGGGTACATGACTTTAGAGACCATAGAACTTACTAAAGATACACAAGATATTATGATAAAGATTTTAATGGACTCACGAAATGAAAATAAATTATAAACAATAAAGTATCAAGGCATCTCGAAAGAGGTGCTTTTTTCATGCCCATTTTTAGGAGGAGCGTTTAATGAAAATACCCGTATTATCAAGATTATTAAAGCCCCGAGCCAGTCCTAAAAATCGTCTGTATGGCAGCACATACAGCTTTTTCTTCGGCGGAACCGCCAGCGGCAAAACCGTCAATGAAAGAACGGCCATGCAGACCACCGCGGTATATGCCTGCGTTCGCATCCTGGCGGAAACCATAGCCAGCTTGCCGCTCAATGTTTACCGATCCACGGACAATGGCAAGGAGAAAGCCACAGACCACCAGCTATATTATCTGCTCCATGATGAGCCTAATCCGGAGATGACTTCATTTGTGTTTCGAGAGACACTGATGAGTCATCTTTTATTATGGGGCAACGCCTATGCTCAAATTATCCGAGACGGGCGGGGCAAGGTACTGGCCCTCTATCCCCTTTTGCCCGACCGGATGATGGTGGATCGGACAACCGAGGGGCAGCTATATTACGAATACCGCAAGGACACCGGATATGTAATCTTAAGGCCGGAAGATATCCTGCATATTCCCGGGCTTGGTTTTGACGGATTGGTGGGCTACTCCCCCATCGCCATGGCCAAGGACGCCATCGGCATGGCAATCGCCACCGAAGAATATGGGGGCAAATTCTTTGCCAATGGAGCCAGTCCGGGCGGAGTTTTAGAGCATCCTGGAGTAGTCAAAGACCCGGCCCGAATCCGGGAAAGCTGGAACGCGGTCTACCAGGGCAGCGGCAACGCCCACCGGATAGCGGTGCTGGAAGAAGGTATGAAGTTCCAATCCATCGGTATACCGCCGGAACAGGCGCAGTTTCTTGAAACCAGAAAGTTTCAGACCGAGGAGATTTGCCGTATCTTTCGGGTACCGCCCCATCTGGTGGCCAACTTGGACAAAGCCACTTTCAGCAACATCGAGCATCAATCTATCAGTTTTGTAGTCCATACCATCCGGCCCTGGCTGGTAAGGCTCGAGCAAGGAATGAATAAAGCTCTGCTTAGCCCATCCGAAAAAGGCCGGTATTTTGTGGGTTTTGTGGTGGACGGACTATTGCGGGGCGACTATGCATCGAGGATGCAAGGCTACGCCATAGGTATTCAAAACGGCTTCTTAAGCCCCAACGATGTAAGAACCTTAGAAAACATGAACACCATCGAGCATGGCGATATTTATGCCATGAACGGCAACATGCTGAAGCTTGAAGATGTGGGCGCGTATGCCAATACCAACAGAAAGGAGGTCAGCCAATGAGCAGAAAGTTTTGGAACTGGCTTAAAAACGAACAGGAGCGAACCCTCTTTTTAGATGGGTATATCGCTGAGGACAGCTGGTTCGACGACGATATTACCCCCAAGCAGTTTAAAAACGAGCTCTACGCTGAGGATGGTGATGTGGTGGTGATGCTCAACTCTCCAGGCGGAGATGTATTTGCCGCCAGTCAAATCTACACCATGTTAAAAGAATATCCCGGACACATCACTGTCAAAATCGAAGGACTTGCTGCCAGCGCGGCTTCGGTAATCGCCATGGCGGCGGACGAGGTTCACATGTCTCCGGTAGCCATGATGATGATCCATAACCCCGCCACCGTCATATTTGGGGAAATATCTGACCTTAAAAGCGGTATTTCCATGCTGTCCGAGGTTAAAGAAAGCATCATTAATGCCTACGAGCAGAAAACCGGTTTATCAAGAGCCAAAATATCGCACATGATGGATGCCGAAAGCTGGTTTAACGCCTGGAAAGCAGTGGAGCTGGGCTTTGCCGACAAAGTCCTATACACAACCGAAGATCACCTAACCGAGCCGCCCAGTGCGGCTTATCTTTTTGACAAAATGACGGTTACCAACGCGCTGGTAAGAAAGTTTCCGCTGCCCCAGGTTAATAACCCTAAACCGCCGACTGGCACCCCGCTTAGCTACCTGGAAAAGCGGCTCAGCCTATTAAAACATTAGAATGGGAGGAATAACCATGAGCAAAATCTTAGAACTGCGTGAGAAAAGAGCCAAAGCCTGGGATGCCGCTAAAGCCTTTCTGGACAGCAAGCGCGGCGCTGACGGGCTCCTTTCCGCCGAGGACGTTGCCACCTATGAAAAGATGGAAGCCGATGTGGTCAATCTCGGCAAAGAAATCGATCGGCTGGAGCGTCAGCAGGCATTGGACGCGGAGCTTAATAAGCCCGTCAATACACCTATTACTGGCAAGCCCGGCCAGCCCAACCCTGAGAATAAAACCGGCCGGGCCAGTGACGAGTACAAACGAGCCTTCTGGAACGCCATGCGCAGCAAGACAGCGGGATACGAAGTCCTGAACGCGCTGCAGGTGGGAACGGATTCCGAGGGAGGCTACCTGGTGCCGGACGAGTTCGAGCGTACCCTGGTCGAAGCCCTGCAAGAAGAAAACATCTTCCGCACCATGGCCAAGATCATCCAAACCGCCAGCGGCGACCGCAAAATACCGGTCGTAGCATCCAAAGGAACCGCTTCCTGGGTAGATGAAGAAGGCGCTATCCCGGAATCAGACGATGCCTTCGGGCAGGTTTCCATAGGGGCCTACAAGCTAGCGACCATGATCAAGGTATCCGAGGAATTGTTAAATGACAGCATCTTTAATCTGGAGTCATATATCGCCCGGGAATTTGCCCGCAGAATCGGTGCCAAGGAAGAGGAATCCTTCTTCATCGGTAACGGAACCGGCAAGCCAACCGGGATTTTCAATGCTACCGGCGGAGCGGAACTGGGTGTAACTGCTGCCTCGGCAACAGCTATTACGGTGGATGAGATCATGGATCTGTTCTACAGCCTTAAGTCCCCTTACCGCAAAAACGCCGTATTTGTAATGAACGATTCCACTGTCAAAGCCATCAGAAAATTAAAGGACGGCAACGGCCAGTACCTGTGGCAGCCCTCCATTTCTGCCGGACAACCGGATACGATTTTAAATCGTCCGGTCAAGACTTCAGCCTATGTACCAGCAATTGCAGCAGGGGCTAAAACTATCGCTTTCGGTGATTTCGGCTACTACTGGATTGCTGATCGGCAAGGCCGTTCCTTCCAAAGGCTGAACGAGCTTTATGCGGCAACCGGTCAGGTAGGATTTAAGGCAACCCAGCGGGTGGACGGCAAGCTGATTCTCTCTGAAGCCATCAAGGTACTTAAGATGAAAGCGTAGGTGTGAGTTATGAGCAATGTAAAAAACTACACTGAGCAAGGCGGCGAGAAAACCGTCATTAGCGGATCGCTTGAGATTGCGGCCAGCGGCAAGCTGACAATTGCGGAAGGTGCAACAATTGAAGGGATCTTATCCGTCCCGGTGGTTGATGCCCTTGACTCAACCTCAGCTACCAGCGCCCTGTCGGCTAAACAGGGCAAGGTTTTAAATGATGCTATAGCTGCCAAGACCGCTGCCAATCAGGCCGACAGTATTGCAACCGAAGTGGCCGAATTGGTAACCGACTTTAATGCCCTCCTCGCTAAGCTTAAAGCCGCGGGACTTATGGCAGCCGAGTAATGAAAGGCGGTGGGCGTATTGGTGCTTTCTTTGGAGGAAGTAAAACTGTATCTAAAAGTAGACGGTGATGAAGACAATACGCTCATCACCGATCTCATAGGTGCCGCCGAGGAGCTATGCCAGGACATTCTGCGCTTTCCCCTGACCGAATTTACCGAGGTGCCGGAAACAGTTAAACAAGCCCTACTCTATGCTATCGGCAATCTTTATGAACTACGGGAAGCAGTCGACATGAAAGCATTAATTGAGTTTATGACCAGGCTCTTATTCGCCTACCGCCGAGAAGGGTGGTAATTATGAAGAAGCGCGATTTAATAGGTCAGATGCGACAGCGTATTACCTTGCAGGCCAGGACTATCACCAAATCAGAAGGCATCCCCCTGGAAAACTGGACTACAGTAGCCATAGTGTGGGCAGCAGTATCGGACATATCGGGTAAAGAATACTTCCAGGCGGGGGCCTTGCAGTCGGAGGTCACCACCCGTATTAAAATCCGCTACCGCACCGGGCTAACTACTTCCATGCGGGTACTATATGGCTCCCGGGTATTTCAAATTCTGTCGGTAATCGATAAGGATGAGCGGCACTACGTAATAGAACTGATGTGCAAGGAGGTGATCCCCAGTGGCGGGTAATCTGACCCTGGAAGGTATGGATGAGATTTTAGATAGGCTAAAGGAACTGGGGCAAAGAGCCGCTCCGGTAGAGAACCAAGCCCTCTATGCCGGGGCCAAGATCGTCCAGGAAAACGCCGGCCAAAAAGCGCCGCGCAGTTTAGAGGCCAAGGAGCATCTGGCCGACAATATCGTGATTTCCGAACCAAAGCAGGATGAAAACGGCAAATACGTTGAGGTGGGGCCAACGGCTCCCTTTTTTTATGGCAAATTTCTGGAGTACGGCACCTCCAAGATGACCGCCCGCCCTTTTATGGGTCCGGCTCAAGCCGAAAGCAAAAAACAGGTGCTGGAAACCATCAGGCAGACCCTGAAAGCGGGGCTTGACCTATGATCAATGTCAAACCGGAAGTCCTGGCGGCTTTGGAGGAAAACACAGATTTACTGTCTTTATTGGGCGGGCCTCATATCTACCAGCTGAAAGCGCCGGAGGGTTTAGATAAATACATTACTTTGTTTGAGTTAACCAATTTCGATTCCGCCTGGGCAGACGGCACTGCCTTTATGGCTGAGGTGCACGTGCAAGTGGATGTGTGGGTAAAAGCAGCCAGCACCTCCCCTATTGCCGCCGAGGTGGACAAAACCATGAAATCTTTAGGCTTTAAAAGAACTAGCAGCGCCGATCTTTATGAAGACGATACCAAAATATTTCACAAAGCGCTCAGGTATGTGACTGAGCGGGAAGTTGAAGGAGGTTAGAAAATGGCAGGAGTACAAGTAGGCTTAAACAGCCTGTATTACGCGGTTCTTACTAGCGATACGCCTTTAGCAGCGACATATAACAGCCCGGTGGCCATAGCCGGGGCTATCAACGCCAAAATAAGTCCCAAGAGCAATACAGAAACCCTGTACTGCGACGACGGGCCTGATGAAACCGTCACCTCGCTGGGGGAAATCGATGTGGAGTTTGAGGCTAAAGACATTGACCTCAACACCCAGGCGGCCCTTTTGGGGCACAGCGTCACTGGCGGGGTGCTGGTCAAGAAGTCAACCGACACCGCGCCTTATGTGGCTTTGGGGTTCAAGTCCAAAAAGAGCAACGGCAGCTACCGCTATGTATGGCTGTATAAAGGGAAATTCGCCCTGCAGGAGCAAGAGTACCAGACTGCGGAGGATAAGCCCAAATTTCAGACCCCCAAAATCAAGGGGACATTTATCAAACGCACCTTTGACAACGCCTGGCAGAAGATCGGCGATGAGGATCATCCCGATTGGACAGCTTCAACCGGCACAAATTGGTTCACGGCGGTGGACGGAGCGGCCCCCGCCCCTTTGACGGTGACAATAAGTCCGGTGGATGGTTCCAGCGGAGTGGCAGCAGACGCTAACCTGACCTGGACCTTTGCCAACGCCATCCAGGCTACCGATGTAACCGCCGCTAATTTTATCTTACTAAAGGCTGATGATGGGTCCTTAATTGCCGGAGTCCTTAGTATCAATTCAGAACACAAGGTGGTGACTTTTAATCCGGCCAGCAATTTAGCCCCTGGCGCGGATTACATCATGGTATGCACGCAGGGTGTCAGGGATATTTATGGCCAAAACCTGGCCACGGCCTCAATCGGCAGCTTCACCACCGCCGTTTAAGCCAATCAGGGCGGTTTTTGTACCGCTATCACACAGGGAGGGATATCGATGGAGAACCCCAAGATTACCCTTAAAGGAAAGACATACACCGCGCCGCCGCCCAAGGTCAAGCTCTGGCGCGAAGTGACCAAATTCAAGGATAAATTCGGCGATAAAGAGCAAGGCGATGAGGAAGCTCTAAGCGAGATGGAACGCCTGATCGCTGCTGCCTTTAACCACCCGGAAATAACCGCTGAGGCTATTGAGGAGGAACTGGACCTAGATGAGTTTGTCCCCCTCTTTTACCAGATTGCTAGCTGGGTGGCCGAGGCAGTCAGCCGAAAGATGACAGAACTCCCAAAGTAAATCACGCCGACGGACCGGATCTAAGCCATCTGTCGGCTTATCAAATGGTGGTGTATTTCTATTTGAGCCTGGCCCAAAGCTACCACTGGCTCCCGGAGCAGATTGACGCCATGGCGCTCGATATGTTCTGGGATCTGCTCATTGTTGGCTCTGTAGTTAACGAAGCCGAAAACAATCCTAGCGGGTACATTGATGACATTTGGTGAGGGAGGTGAGGACAATTGGCAGAAACCATCGGTGAACTGCTGGTCAAAGTCGGCCTGGACAACACCGGCTTTAATCAGGGCATGAAAGAATTGGATCAGTCGCTTAAGCTGGCTAGGGCTGAATTTCAGGCAGCGGCCGCCAAGATGGGTGATATGGGTAGCGCCGCCGACCAACTTAAATTAAAAGTTGAATACTTAAACAAGCAGGCTGAGGTGCAAAGGCAGAAAGTTGCCGCCTTAAAAGATGCTTATGACAAAGCGGCGGGCAGCACTGAGCAGGATACGGTGGCGGTGGAAAAACTGCAGATCAAAATGCTGCAGGCCGAAAAGGTTCTGGCCAATATGGAACACTCCCTAAAAAATACGGCCAAGGAACTGGAACTGCAAGCTTCCGCCTGGACCAAGCTCTCTAAAAAGGCCGAAGAAGCAAGCCAGAAATTAAAAGCAGCGGGCAGCAGCATCACCAGTGCCGGTCAGGGAATGTCCCTGGCGGTTACCGCACCGCTTGCAGCCGCCGGAACCGCTGCGGTGAAACTGGCCTCAGATACCAATGAAGCTCTGAACAAGGTGGAAGTAGCCTTTCAGGATAACGCTGAAGGCGTTAAGAACTGGAGCGATACCACCCTGGAACGCTATGGCATCGCTAGGGGCACTGCCCTGGATATGGCTGCTACCTACGGGGACATGGCTACCAGCTTGGGGCTTAACACTGCGCAGGCAGAAGAAATGAGCAAAACCCTGGTGGGTTTGGCCGGAGATCTGTCCAGTTTTAAGAACATCAGCATCGACATAGCGGATACCGCCTTAAAGTCGGTATTTACCGGCGAGACCGAATCTTTGAAAGAATTAGGCATTGTTATGACCCAGGCCAACCTGCAGGAATACGCCTACAGCCAGGGGATTAAAAAGAAGATCCAGGATATGAATCAGGCGGAGCAGACCCAACTCAGGTACAACTATGTCCTGGCCATGACCAAGAACGCCCAGGGGGATTTCGAGAGAACCGGGGCGGGAACGGCTAACCAGATGCGGGTTTTCTCCGAAAGCATAAAAGAGCTAGGGGCTACCATGGGACAGCATATCCTGCCGGTTATAACCCCATTAATCCAGAGATTAAATGAACTGGTGCAAAGATTCGGCGCTTTAAGTCCCAGCGCCCAAAAAACCATTCTGGTTGTGGCCGGGGTGGCTGCCGCCATAGGCCCGGTTGTCCTCATTATCGGTCAGCTGGTCACCGCCGCCGGGGCCATCTCCGGTGTAGTCAGTACAGCTGCGGCTGCCATCGCCAGTGCCGGTGGGGTTACCGCAGCTTTGGGGGCGGCTTTTTCCGCCTTAACCGGTCCTATTGGCATCGCCGCAGCCGTTATTGCCGGGCTTGTCTTAGCCGTCAAGGAGCTTTGGCAGAACAATGAAGGATTTCGTAATACGGTCAAGGAGATCTGGGCGGATATTGGAAGCATTATCGCCAAAGCCGGAACCGCCATTAAAGCATTCTGGGACAATTGGGGCAAAGATATCATCGCGGTTCTATCGAACATTTGGAACATTATCAAGGCGGTATTCCAGACCGCGGCGGAAGTGATTGTAAATGCCTTCGGCTTTTTCCTGGATGTCTTGCAGGGAGACTGGCAAGGGGCCTGGGAGCATATCAAAAACATTTTTATCTCCCTGTGGAATGGGATTAAGACAGTGGTGGTCAACGCTTTCGAGGGTCTAAGAACCCTGCACAATACGCTGCTGGAAATCGGAGCTCATATTATGCAGGGTTTGATCGACGGGATTAAAGGCCGGATTGAGAGAGTCAGGGAGATCGCCGGGGAAGTTGCCGAAACGGTAAAAAACAGGATCAAAGAAGCCCTCTCCATCCGCTCCCCCTCCCAGGTCATGCGCGAATATGGCCTTAATATCAGCGAAGGCTTGAGCACCGGCATGCAAGAAGGAATGTCCTTTATAGAAGGCTCGGTATCCGACATTATTGCCACTCTCGTCGATATGCGAAATAACCTGGAAAAGATAGCGGCTGAAACCAACGCCAAGCTGCTGGAAGCGGAAAAAGAGTACGCCGACCAGTGCCGGGAAGTCAAAACTAAACTAGCCCAGGATGAAATCGCTTTGCAGCAGGAACTGTCAGATAAATTAGCCGCTATTACGGCAGCAGGTTTAGAGAAAGAAGCCCAGGCCATCGAAGCTTTTGAGCAGAGCTATGCGGCCAAGGTGGAGTCCATCAAGAACCAAATTGGGCTTTTTGATGAAGTAAAACCGCAAAAAGTATCGGGCAAGTCCTTGCTTGGCAATCTGGAGGACCAGGTTCAAGAGTTCGACAGCTGGCAGGCCAACTTAAAGTCACTGGCCGCCAAAGGGGTTGACGCAGGGCTGATTGACGAACTTAGGCAGATGGGGGTCAAGGCGGCTCCCCAGGTCGCGGCTCTAAATACCTTGACAACCGATGAGCTTAATAAATACGTTGGCCTTTGGAAAACCAAAAACGCCCAGGCCCGGGCGGAGGCCAATATCGAAATGCGCCAGGCCCGGGTTGAGCTAAGCCAGCGCTTAAGTGAGATCAGGATGGAAACCCAGAATCAACTGGCCCAGCAGACCCTTGAAATGCAGAACAGACTCATGGAGATGAAAGCCAAGGCCGATGAGGAGCTGGCCAAGTACAAAAAGGCCTGGGAGGAAAAGAACGGAGAAATTAAAAAGAACGCCGCCGAAACCATCGCCACCATCGAAAAGAAGTATGAAGAAATAGTCCAGAAATCGGCCGGGTACGGCATCCAGGCCATGAGTGAGTTGATCCGGGGTATAAGGTCCAGGATGAGCGCCTTGCAAAGTGTCATGGACGAAGTGCGAAGCATCATGGGTTCCGGTATGGACCCCAATCAGCGCAATTCCCCTTCTTTAGTAGACAAGATAAAAATCGGGGTGGCTGATATTACGGCTGCCTACAGCAACCTAAAAAACAATTTAAGTGGCCTTGACTTAAAGAGCGCTTTAGCAGGAGTTGCACCTTTAGCCTTGGGTGCGGCTGCCGCTAATACAACCAGTAACAGCTCGACCACCATCAACCAAATCAGTATAACGGTCAATGGCGGCACTGGTGACGCGGGCGAGCAGATTTACCGGACGCTCCTGGCCAAGGGGGTGCGTTTCAGTGGCTAAAAGCCTTAAGATTGCCGGGATGGAGCGCTGGCCGGACTATCGCCGGGGGAGTCTTACTATCAGCCAAATCCTTACCAGTCAGGTAGACAGCTGCTCATTTGCGATTAAGGGAACAAAACCTCTTGAAGGCAGTGAGGTCATCATCGAGGATAGCGCCCTTACAGAGCCCCGGCTCTTTGCTGGGACCATCGACCGGGTGGAACTGGTGAATTATAAGGCTCCACTGGTGTGGAAAGTTGACTGCCAGGACTATACCCTGCAGATGGATAAAAAGCTGGTGGTGGAAACGTATCTGGGATGGAGCGCTGACGCCATTGTGCGCGATATCCTGCTCAAATATTGTCCGGGTTTTTCGGCAGCAGGAGTAGCAAGCGGGGCACCGGCAATCGAGTCTACCGGCACCGAATTCAACTACAAAATGCCGTCGGAATGTATGAAGTGGCTGTGTGACTATATCGGCTGGCAGTGGTATGTGGACTACTACAAGGTGGTCCATTTTTTTGATCCTGCCCAAATGGGCACCGTTGCCCCCATGACCTTGCAGCCCGGGGGCCGATTTAGCAACTTCAAGGTAAGTATCGACCACCAGGGACTGCGCAACCGCATATATGTCCTGGGCGGCAGTATGCTGTCCGATCCGCAGACCATCGAATGGAAAGCGGACGGTGCGGCTCGCATCTGGGTGCTCCCCTGGGTTCCTAATGAATGCAGCTTGCAGGTGGGCGGTACCGTTCAAAACGTCGGGGTTGAGGGTGTGGATGAAGAAGATGTAAAGGATTATCTGGTAAATCTGGGCGACGGCTACCTGCGCTGTTCAGCTGATACTGATACGCCCGAGAGTGGCGTGACCATTTCGCTTACCGCCCGGCAAAGCATTGATGTTATTACCGTGGTAGATGATTTGGCCAGCCAGGCTTCCATTGCCGCCCTGGAAGGCGGCGATGGGGTGTATGAGCACTATATCAAAGACGATACCCTAATCACCATTGAAGCGGCTGAAGCGGCCGGAAATGCCGACCTTAGACAGTGGGCTAATCCCAAGACAAGCGGCAGTTTCATCACCGCAGTGCCGGGATGGGAACCGGGACAGGTAGTAAGCATTGAGCTTCCCGAACGAGGTGTAAACGCAGTTTTCCTGGTACAAAAGGTGACCATCTCCTTAAGTGAGGCAGGTCTTTGGATATACACCATAGAATACGGCGGACGTCTCTTAGGGATAGCCGATTTTCTTAAAGCCCTGGTCTCAGCCCAGCAGAAGAAAAAAATGAACGACACCATGCTGATCCATAAGTTTGTCTATGGTACTGAAGCCATAGCGATAAAAGACGCGCTGCTTACGGCGGGCAGAAATCGTCCCTGGCTGGTCGAGGGCTGCGCAAGCGGCGCGGTGATGATAGGAGGTTGATGTAATGGCTGGCGGATATATTCAAGTCCCGCCCGACAGCACCGGGAAAAAGTTAAACGCGCGCTACCGGGCGATTGAAGGCACAGCGGGTTATGAGCAGTATGTGGCCTGGCATGGGCTGCCTACCTTTTATTGTTTAGCACCCAGCGTGGCCCTGGCGCAGAACAAACACTTATTTTCTATATATAACGATGCGGGCAGCGGGTATCTAATTCGTGTCCCCAGGCTGTCTATTGTCAATATGTCACTGACATCGGTTTCTGGCGTAGGGGTGGAACTGGATTTTATGCGTACCACCAGCCAGAGCGGCGGTACGGTTATAACCCCGCAAAAAGCTGATACTGCGGATGTTAACCTGACAGCGGCAATTCGCATTGCCACCGGGGCCACCATTGCCGAAGGTGCCTTGCTGTGGCCGGTGACTCTTAATAACGATGAAATACCCCTGACCCTTAATGCCACTCCTTTGCTGGATTTCAATATGATCCCCCGGGGAATGGATGTCAAACCTCTATGTATACGACCGGGGGAAGGTTTCAGCATCAAACAGATAACCAACACCAGTGTCGGCCTATGGTCAATACTGGCGGTGATTACGGCTGAGGATGTCGCATAGGGGGTTTGGCTATGTCTATGATCTGGGAAATGCACAAGTGGGGGCTTGAACACATCCCGCAACCGGAAAGCCAAGCCGTACCAACCATTGGCAGCCTGGCCCGCATCTATCCCCAGACTCAAGCTATGTCACTGCCTAGGGGGCTGCAGATATCGACGAGTATTGATGGCAGCCAGTGGAGCCAATGGGCGGATGTGGACTTTTCCGAAGCTGTAACAGTACCTTTCCCGGGCTTTATCAAATTCAGGACCTATCAAAAAGCCAACGTGCAGGTCTTTAACTACAAATCGCCAGATGAAGCCGACTCGCTGGTTGGCCTGACGGTGGTATTAGGCCAGTATGGAGTGGTGTGACATGAAAGATACTATCAGCTTTAAATCAGAATGGTATTTGGAATACGGGGATGGCAAAGTTATCGGCCCCTTAAAAAACTATGTTACCAGCGCAGGCTTAAGTATAGCTGCTCAGAAGCTGGCCGGGCTATCCAGCCCCTATCTTGTTATTGGTGATGATACAGCCGAAGGGGATACCATATCCGAAGTTTACCGCAAGGCGGTATCGGTGGTGACCCAGTCCGGAAACATGATCCGCTTCAGGACGATACTCTTGGCTGGAGAAGGCAACGGGCAGCACCAAAAGACCTGTATCTTTACTGACGCCAGCGATGCCCCAGGTTCAGGTATTATGTTTAACCTCTTAAAAGTGCCCTGGGGCAAGGAAAACCAGATGATTTTGACAGTGGAATGCAGGCTTACTCTGCAGTAGGGGGTGATTTTTGTGTTGTTTGCAGCTGAAAGCGGCCGAACAGTAATCGATGAGAACCTGGCTAATGCTGCTATGATGATGCAGGAATTTTCGCATATTTATGAAGGCACCGCTTTTGGTGGCAAAACCGGAGCGGGCATAGCTGAATTTGACTGTGCCGGTTATGACCACGCGGTGCGGTTTAAGGCTGACTCCGCCGCTGAGATAGCCCGGGTCGCTTTTGATCTTATTAAGCATGGCCAGGGTGCAGATCTTTTGGTTGAACTGCGGGAAGGTTTTAATCCGGACGGTTCAATGTTGGGTTCTTTGCTGAGATATATGGTTCTGCCCAAAGAGTTTATTCCCACCAGCAAGGCATATTTCAGCATCCCCATAGATATATCGGACCTGGTGAGCGGCGCTTACTACTGGCTGATTATTAAAAAAGCCGGGGATGCCGACAACCACTTTCACCTGCATGGTGAAACCATACAAGACTCCTTATATCCTACTTACAGAAGAGCGGGAAACAGCGGAGCCTGGACAGCAGAGAACGCCATCCACTTTGAGGTATATAACGGGGAAACGGGCAACCTTTTGCATGGCATCTATGGCTACAACGCCGTCACCTGGCTTATATGGGACGGCGATTTAATCTCCAAAGCCTATCGGTACCTGCCCCCCGCCTCCGGTTTTTCCGGTGGGGTCAGACAGATCAAAACCTATCAATGGTCAGGCGAGATATTAAAACGGGGGGTGGTGTAATGTTTGGCTCAGAAGAGATACTAGCTTTTATCCGCAGGCAGATCGGAGTCAGGACCGATACTGATGATTCGGCGGGCAGCCTGCATGCCAAAATCGGCAACCTAAAGGAAGTTATGCAAAATTATATAAAGAACTACACCATCATGCAATTAAGCACTATATCGTCAAACACCAGCAGCTGGAGCAGTACTGAACAAAGTGTAACTATTTCCTACAATGGCGCAGGCATATTGCAAAACATATATATACAAGGCAGCGGCACTACATGGACCAGCTCTTGCAGGGCTACTATTACCATCGATGGTATAGCTGTTCCCGCATTCGGCTCCGCGTCTGGAAGTGTAGCCTGGCCAGGATCCAATGTATATTTGTTCTCTGATTCAACTGGAAAACTCAATGTAATCAGCAGCCGAGCTAATCTAGGCATCCCCTTTCGTTCATCTCTGTGTGTTACCATATATTTTTCTGTTTCCGGTGGAAGTGGTGGTTCTATGGTGGGCAACGTAGAGATTTACAAATATTAACCGAAGGGAGGCAGGGCTTAATGTTTTTGGTATATAACAAGAACGACGGTTTAGTAGTGCAAGCATCTGAGACCGAACCAGTGCTGACTCCGGGACAGGACTATGTCTTTGCCCATGACCCTGAACTTAATTTATCCAATTATGAAGCTATACGGGTTATCGCTAAAGAAGGCTGTCATTTGGAGTTAAAGCCTACTGCCGAATGGCTGGCTAGAGTAAACGGCAGCAGTAATATCACGCTGGATGAAAAAGTTGCCAGGTTGGAACATTACAACCTGGTACTGATGGAGGCTGTAGCCAAACTTTCGGAAGCAACTCCCGGCACGATCAGCCCGGATTTGATGGCTGAATTGGTGCTGGCGGGAAGGAGAACGATTGATCAGGTGCCAGCTGACATATAAAAGGAAGTGTCAGGCAGGATTGCATCAGCTAGCGAATTATAGGCAGCTAAAGTTATTTTTTAACAATGGGCCTTGGGGCTCTTTTTTATTGCCGATTTTAAGGAGGACGAATTAATGAAAAGCTCAATTCAAATCGCCTTTACCGCTTTTGGCGGCTGGCTGGGCTGGGTCTTGGGAGGCTGGGACGGCTTTTTATATGCGCTGATCACCTTTGTGGTTATTGATTACCTGACCGGCGTCATGTTGGCCATACTGGAAAAACGCCTGTCCAGTGAGGTCGGGGCCAGGGGCATCTTTAAGAAGGTGCTGATTTTTGCCCTGGTGGCGGTGGGACACATTATCGACACTCAGGTTATAACAAACGGCAGTGCTGTCCGTACCGCAGTCATCTTCTTCTATTTATCCAACGAAGGAATCAGTATTCTGGAAAACGCAGCCAAGATCGGCCTGCCTATTCCGGAGAGACTCAAACTGGTTTTGGACCAGCTGAATAAGGAGGAAGAGATTAATGGCTAGATTATGTTTAGACTACGGTCATGGCGGCAATGACCCGGGCGCAGTATATAAAGGAAGAAAAGAAGCTGATGATGTGCTTAGCCTAGGTCGGGCCGTAGCAGCAGTGTTGAGACGCCATGGAGTAATCGTCGATGAAACCAGGGCGGCTGATGTTAGTTTAAGTCTGAAAGCTAGATGTGATTTTGAAAACATGGGCAGCTTTGACTACTTCATATCCTTTCACCGCAATGCTTTTAAGCCGGAAACGGCCGCCGGGGTTGAGACTTACACTTATCTAAACCCTTCGGCCAAGTCAAAGGAGATGGCCGAAAATATTCAAAGCTCCCTTGTGCGGGTCGGTTTTGTAAACCGGGGAGTTAAAGAAGCCAATTTTCACGTATTGCGAGAAACAAAAGCCCCCGCCATTTTAATCGAAATCGGCTTTATTGATAACAGCCAGGACAATGCACTGTTTGATGCCAAGAGAGATGAAATTGTCAAAGCAGTTTCTGGCGCTATCCTTTCCCAACTGGGGTTAGCATACATAGAAGAAAGCCAGATTGGTCTGGAAGGAGCTTTGGAGGTGCTGGTCAGAAACGGCATACTTAAATCCCCCGAATATTGGTTGGGAAACGCCCGGGAAGGCAAAACCATCAAGGGCGAATACGGCGCGTTGCTTATTGAGAGAATGGGTGAATTTATTCTATCCAATCTGTCTGAAACTTGACATTGGTTGATTGACAAGTGACTAACAGCCAAGAACCCGCAGAGCGACATCTGCGGGTTTTCGTTTTCCCAAAGGAGTGATCCTATGACCTCTTTTCAAAAGGAACAGATACACCGTATGCGTAGCGCCGGCATGGGCTATGCCAAGATAGCGGCCAGCCTCGGCATATCGGAAAACACCATAAAATCATACTGTAGAAGAAACAACCTCGGCGGTATCATGGCTGCCTCGCAACCAGCACAGCGGGACGATGAAAAAGAAACCTGGGCGTTTTGCCAAAACTGCGGGCAGCCTTTAAAACAGCGCCCTGGCGTGAAGCCGCGTAAATTCTGCTCTGACGCGTGCCGCGCGGCCTGGTGGAAAAACCACCCGGATAAAGTGGCAAAGAAGGCTATTTATCAATTGGAGTGCGCGGGCTGCCAGAAACCTTTTGCCAGCTACGGCAACCAACACCGCAAATACTGCAGTCATGCCTGCTATATAAAGGAAAGGTTCGGCAACCATCAAGCGGGAGGTGATAGGCAGCTATGACCCAGGAGCAGTTCGAGCGTGAGAAAGCCTATCACATTACCTTGTGTATCGCCAGAGCCATGTTTCAATGCGGGCTGATAAACGAGCGAGAGTACAAGAAAATTGACACCATGATGCTTAATAAATATCGCCCTATATTGGGTAGCTTACTACGCTGATTAACTTGATAAGTCCGAAAAACCAGAGTTAACATGTGGTCTGAAAGGAGGGGTTATATGGAGCGGGTTGTAAGGAAAATAGAACCGCTTGCGCCGGTAATCCCTAAGAAAAAGCTGGTGGCCGCTTACGCCAGGGTATCCAGCGGCAAGGATGCCATGCTTCATTCACTCTCTGCTCAGGTCAGCTATTACAGCGATTATATTCAAAAACATCGGGAGTGGCAATTCGCGGGGGTTTACGCCGATGAGGCGCTGACCGGCACCAAGGATGACCGGGCCGAGTTTCAGCGGCTATTAAACGACTGCCGGGACGGTAAGATAGATATGGTGATTACCAAGTCCATATCACGGTTTGCCCGAAACACCGTAACCATGCTGGAAACCCTGCGAGAGCTGAAACTGATCAATGTGGATGTGTATTTTGAGAAAGAGAATATTCATTCCCTAAGCGGGGATGGCGAGTTAATGCTTACCATCCTCGCTTCTTTCGCCCAGGCGGAAAGCCTTTCAGTGAGCGAAAACTGTAAGTGGCGCATCCGCAAGCGCTTTCAGGCTGGTGAAATTGCCAATCTGCGGTTCATGTACGGCTATAACATAAAAAAGGGTGAAATAACCGTCGACCATAAAGAGGCGGAAATCGTCCGCATGATTTTTGCCGATTACATAAGCGGCATGGGGTGTGAAAAGATAGCCAGCAAGTTAAATCAATTAGGCCTCAGAACAATCAGGAACAATGCGTGGAATGACAAACGGGTGGCGGATATTATAAAGAACGAAAAATATACCGGCAACGCGCTGCTGCAAAAAAAATATGTCACCGATCACTTATCGAAGAAGCTGGTTTTAAATGAAGGCAGGCTGCCCAAGTATTATGCCTATGGAACTCATGAACCGATAATCGATCTGGCAACCTTCCAAAAAGCCCAGGAAGTTATGGCCGCGCGCCGAGGAAGAAACAATAACGGGCCAAAAACCATTAACAACTATCCGTTTACCGGTATGATAAAATGCCCCCGTTGCGGTCGGAACTACAGAAGGATCATTAATAAGGGACGAGCTGCCTGGAACTGCCCCACTTTTGTCAAGCATGGCAAGGCGGCATGCCATGGCAAGCAGATTCCGGAAGATATTCTGCTGGAATTGACCGCGGAAGTATTGGGATTGGCCGAATTTAATGAGGGTGTTTACCGGGAAAAAATCAAACAGATGATTATTCCGGCCCCAGGTCGGGTTTTGTATATATTCAATGATGGGCGTGAAAAAGAGGCTTACTGGCAAAACCGGTCACGTAAATTTAGCTGGACCGAACAAGCCAAGCTTGAGGCGCGGGAAAGGGCGCTCGCCTATCGGAGGGGGTTTAAGAGTTGAACACCGCAAGAGCAGTAAAAGTTATTCCGCCCAAAGTCAGCCAAATTTCTCCGCTTGCTGTCAACAGCATAGCGAAGAAACGTGTCGCGGCTTACGCGAGGGTATCGACCGACAGTGAGGAGCAGCTTTCCAGCTACGAAGCCCAGGTCGATTATTATACCAGGTACATAAAATCCAATCCGGAGTGGGAATTTGTTGACGTCTATACCGATGAGGGAATATCGGCAACCAGCACCAAGAAGCGGGACGGATTCAAGCGCATGGTGGCCGACGCGCTGGATGGCAAAATAGACCTGATTATTACCAAGTCGGTGTCCAGGTTCGCCCGCAACACGGTGGATACTCTGACCAATGTGCGGAAGCTCAAAGATAAAGGCGTGGAAATATATTTTGAGATAGAGAATATTTACACCTTCGACAGTAAAGGAGAGTTAATGCTGACAATTTTATCCAGTTTAGCTCAGGAAGAAAGCCGGTCTTTGAGCCTCAACGTCACCTGGGGCCAGCGCAAGCGTATGGCTGATGGCAAAGTCAGCCTACCCTACAAGCGGTTTCTGGGCTATGAAAAGGGCGAGGACGGCCTGCCTCAGATCGTGGAAGCGGAAGCCAAAATTGTGCGCCTGATTTACAAGATGTTCTTGGAAGGCAAGACCCCGTCAGGCATTGCCAGCTACCTTACCAATAAGGGCATACCCACACCATCCGGCAAGCAAAAATGGCAGCACAGCACGGTTAAAAGTATCCTGACCAACGAAAAATACAAGGGCGACGCTATCCTGCAGAAAAGATTCACAGTGGACTTTCTAACCAAGAAGATGAAGGTCAACGAGGGCGAGGTTCCCCAGTACTATGTGGAAAACAGCCATCCCGCCATCATACCGCCGGAGACATTTGAACTGGTGCAGGAAGAATTCCGAAGACGAGAAGCCGGAGGACACTACACCAGCGGCATAAGCTGCTTTGCCAGCCGAATCGTATGCGGCGATTGCGGCAGTTTCTACGGCAGGAAGGTGTGGCACTCCGGCAGCAAATACGAAAATATAATCTGGCGGTGCAATAAAAAGTTCAGCAAGAAAGAATTCTGCACCACTCCGCATTTGAAAGAAGAGCAGATTAAAAAAGCGTTTGTTGATGCTTTCAACAGCCTTATAGAAAACAAAGCCGAGATTTTGAAAAACTACGATGACATCATAGCCCAGATAACCGACTGTAAGAGGCAGGAAAAAGAAATCGCCAAGATCGATGAAGACTGCGCGTCCATCGAAGTGTTAATAAAAAAGCTCATTGCCGAAAACGCCCGCTTAAGTCTCGAGCAAGGAGAGTACAACCGCAGGTACAGCGGGTACGTGGCCAGGTATAACGAACTGCAGGCCAGGCGTCAGGAATTAAACAATGACATAACCATGCTCCATGCGCGGCGCAACCAGATGAAAGCCTTTATCAAGGAATTATCCAAACAAGAGCGGCTTTTAACTGAGTTTGACGAGAGCCTGTGGGCGGCCACCCTTAACGCCATGGTGGTGAAATCAGATAAGGAAGCTGTCTTTCAGTTTAAAGACGGAACCGAACTGCCCTGGAGACTGGAATCGAAATGAGAAACATCACCGAAATCACCCGCCGGCAACTTCCCCTCCTCATTCCCGCCAGGCTCAAGGTCTGCGCTTATGTCAGGGTATCGACCGACCACCGGGAGCAGATGAATTCTCTCGAAAACCAAACCCAATATTATAAACACTTAATATCATCCAACCCAGACTACGAATACTGCGGCATATATTCCGATGCCGGCATATCCGGGGCCAAAGAAAACCGCCCCGGATTTTTAGCCATGATGGAGAAGGCTAAAAACAATGAGATTGATCTTATCATCACCAAATCCATCTCCCGCTTTGCCAGGAATACCTTGATGCTGCTCAAATACGTGCGGGAGTTGAGGGATATGGGAGTAGGGATCATATTTGAAGAAGAAAGGGTCAATACCTTGAAGTCTGAAGGAGAGCTCCTCCTTACGGTCCTGGCCGCGGTCGCCGAAGAAGAGCGGAAGTCAGTGCGCGGCAATGTGCGGTGGGCGATGGAGAATAAGTGCAAGCGCGGCGAGGTCATGGTGGATGCCAACCGTCTGTTGGGCTATGACAAAGATGCCCAAGGCAATTTGGTAATAAATGAAGGACAGGCAGCAATTGTACGCCAGATTTACCGGCTGTACCTTGAGGGGATCTCCGGGTATAAAATTGCGCGGATACTTAATGACCAGAACATCCCCACCTATACCAAAAAGCCCTGGAGCTCACAGCGAATTTTAAGAATTATAGGTAATGAAAAATATATGGGCGACTGTCTGATGCAGAAGTCCTTTGTAAATGACAACGGCCGACAGATCATAAACCGGGGACAGAGGGCCAAGTACCTCATAGAAAACAACCATCCCGCCATTATAGACCGTAAGGACTGGGAAGCAGCCCAGCAAATCAGGGAGAGCAGGCGCAAGAAGGCCTATCCCTTGAGCAGCATGCTGCGCTGCCCCTTTTGCGGCGCTTCTTTAACCAGGGTGGTCCATGAGCGCAGGTGGGTGAGCTGGATCTGTGCCACTTATCTGCGTAAAGGAAAGGCCAAGTGCCCGGGGATGCGGATAGCGGATGGGGTTTTGCAGGAAATAGTAAAGGATACACCAGTTACTGAACCGGTGGTGGTAGAGGGGGTTATTTATGGCAAGGGTCGAAAAAAGAGGTCCCAAGAGGATTTCCGTCTTATACCCGCTGCCCAGTACGGCGGATTTAAGCGCAACCGGGAATGACAAGGCTAAGAAACGAGTAGCCGCCTACTGCCGGGTATCCTCCGGCAGCGAGGAACAGATGGGCAGCTTAAATGCCCAGACCAGTTACTACGAGAGATATATTAAAGAACATCCTGATTACATATTTGCCGGTATCTATGCTGATGAAGGTATCTCCGGCACCGACCTAAAAAAGCGGGAAGCGTTTAACCGGCTGATGCAGGATGCCAGAGATGGTCATATAGATATGATCATTACCAAAAGCCTGTCCCGCTTTGGCAGGAATACCCTGGACTGCTTGAAAAGCCTAAGGGAACTGAAATCATTAAATGTAGACGTATTCTTTGAGAAGGAAAACATACACAGTTTGACCAGCCAGGGGGAAGTAATGATCTCCCTAATCTCAGCTGTGGCCCAAACTGAGAGTCTGGCATTGTCGGAAAATGTTAAATGGGGCATACGCCGCAAGTATGAGCGGGGCCATGTTCAGAGTATCCCCAGCGGCAAATTCCTGGGCTATGACAAGGATGAAGATGGCAACCTGGTTATTAACGAGGAGCAGGCGGCTATAGTCAGAAGGATCTATCAGGAGTTTCTGGACGGGTACGGTACCTTCCAAATCGCCAGGAGGTTAACCGCTGAAAACGTACCTACAGCTCATGGCGGGAAAGAATGGTGCGCCAGTCATATCCTAAAGGTTCTAACCAATGAAAAGATGAAAGGCGATACCAGGTGCCAGAAGACATACAACGCCGATTATCTAACAAAACGGCGGGTCAAAAACAAAGGAGATCTGCCACAATATTATTATGAAGATACCCACCCGGCAATTATTGACAAGGAAACCTGGGAGCTAGTGCAGCTAGAACTGGAAAGGCAGAAACGATACTGCCAGGACCATCATATATCCACATACCATAGGAGTAATGAGAAACACCCGCTGTCAGCAAAGATAATCTGCTCGACCTGTGGGTGTACTTATATGCTTTTAGAATCAAAGAAAATTGGAGAAGAGGGGCAGAAGTACTGGCGCTGCAGCACCTTTAAGGGGAAGCGGGGAGCGGAGATAGAAGGGCGGATGTTTACCCCGGAACCGATGTACCGGCCTTCAAATAAGCCTCACAACATTAAACGAAGAAAAGACCCTGAGGAACGGCACATGCTATGCACCGATATCCGGATTCCAGCCGGTGAGCCGGAGCGGGCTTTCATTAAAGCATGGAACCGGCTGGTTGATAATAAAGAAACTTATTTACCGGAGTGGCAGAAGATTGTGAGAGGTGACGATTTGCTCAAGGCTTACCGTACCAGGGAATTGATAGGACTAGTTGAGCGGGTCAGGCATATTGAATCCATACCCTATGGGCTGATGCTTAAGACTCTGGATCATATAGAAATTGGAGTGGATGGCAGTATGATGGTTGTTTTCCTTGCAGGAATCATGGTTCAAATTGATGATATTATATCCCACGAAGCTGGCTTGGAGCTTAATCTACAGCCTCAATACTTAGTGGAGTAAATTTGCTGATATATACACAAGAGTATCAAGTCTACCGAAACAGACAATTTTCGACAAAGGAAGATCGTAATACTTGGCGAAATCATAAGAAAAGATTAGAAAAATCTTTCTTATTATTTATCTATCCTTGAAATTTCTACAATGAGGAAGTGTTATGAGATGCCGCCAGGTACTATCGACGCAAATAAAGAAATACTGCAGAAAATCTTCTCGGAAGATTTCTGGTTTATTATTCCTGAATATCAAAGATCCTATGTATGGCAAACGGACAATGTTAATGAACTTGCAGAGGACTTGTTTTTCGCTTTCGAAAACAAACCAGATAGTGAATATTTTTTGGGATCCCTGGTATTGAAAAGGTTGATTAGTAGCTCCTTTCCTGAATATGAAGTCTTGGATGGCCAACAAAGGTTAACTACGTTTTTTATTATGATGGCAGTCCTTCGAGATCTGATCCAGAATGAAAAAGCCAAGAATACGATTCATAAGAAGATTTATCAAGAAGAAGATATTTTGGAAAATGTGCCTGCGAGGATGCGTATCACATATAAAATACGTGATAAAGTGGAGGATTTTATAAACAATTTTATTATTCTAAGAGATGGCACAACCAAAATTGAGGAACTGGAGCAATATAGGGAAAGCGATAATCTCTCTTTAATGAATATGGCCAATGCGATTATTATCCTAAGAGATTATTTTGTTGAAAAACAAGAACATATCGATTTACAGCTATTTGTCAAGTTTATCTTTAACAAAGCTCTTTTTATCTATGTTTCGACTGACAATACAGAGGATGCATTCAGATTGTTCACAATTTTAAACAATAGAGGAATTCCTTTAACCAACGCAGATATACTGAAATCCCAAAACATAGGCGCATTAAAAAATGACAAGGAAGTCACAAAATATGCCAGAATCTGGGAAGAAATTGAAGGCAAGCATGGCGATGACTTTGATCGTTTCCTTCAATTTATTAGGACTATTTTAGTCCAGGATAAAGCCAGGACAAATTTACTTGAAGAGTTCAATGACAAAATATATTACTTAAAATCGCCAACCAAATCGAAGTTGAAGCTGGGGAAGGAAACGTTTGAATTAATAAATCGATACAATACCATATATGAAGAAATAATCGATCTGCAAAATGATGATTTAAGTAATGAGTTTAAAAACTTAGTTACCGTTATGAAGATCGGCATGCGCTCCGACGATTGGATACCCCCGATCATGCATTATTACGCAAAGTTTGGTCTTAATAAAATTGATACTTTTCTAAAGTGCCTTGAGTATAAATTTACTGGGGACTGGGTATGTGGGATTACTCCCACTGCAAGATTGGAAGCAATGAATAACATCTTAAAAGCCATAGATAATACTGATGCCAGCAATATAAATAGGCTATTAGACAACAAGAAATTATTTAAGATAGATGAGACTGATTTTAGAGGTTACATTCAAGGTAACGTATACGGCAAACAGTATTGCAGGTACCTGTTACTAAAAATTGAGTGTCTTCTTAGTGATAATACAGTGCATTTATCCGGTTATAAGTATATAACTGTCGAGCATGTTCTCCCTCAAAATCCTAAGGCTAATAGTCAATGGAGAAATGATTTTAACGATGAGGAGAGACAGGTATGGACAAATAAACTAGCTAATTTAGTATTAATTAGCCAGAAGAAAAACAGTGCGCTAGGTAATCTCGATTTTGAAGAGAAAAAAAGCATATATCTGAAAAAAAGGATAGATGCATTCCATGCTAACAAAATATTTATAGAACAGAATAAAAAATGGAACCCTGCAACACTGGAGAAAAGACAAAAAGAATTGGTTAACTTGCTTATTGGCAACTAA